TGAAAACGAGTTAAGGCACATAAAACACATATTGAAAAATCTGTAAGCAAGGAATTAAGCTCATGGCCGTATCGGCTTTGCGGAGCTTGTATGTAGCTTATCTTTTTACGTATTAAAAGAAATGGGTATCCGGTTATGAACATAAGAGAAAAAGTTTATATGACAGGGCAGTACATGGAAATAGACATACTGCAAATCAGATACATAAGCAAAAAGCGGAAAAAGTACAGAAGGAGAAAAAGCAAGGTATCAAGCCCAAGGCAAAAGAGCTTTAACGACAAGTGGAGCAAAAGGTATTTCACAATGCTTGTAAACAGTAACTTCAATAAGAACGACTATCACGAAAGTTTGACATACGATGATGAGCATTATCCAGAAACTGCCGAAAGGGCAGAAAAGGACATCAGGAATTTTTTAGACAGAGTAAAGCGCAGACAGAAAAAACTAAGCAATGAAAAAATAAAGTATGTTGTAGTTGAAAGCGGAGCTGCCGGAAACGAGGAAGGCAGAGGTCGAAAGCATTTTCACCTGATAATAAAAACAGATGTACCAAGAGACGAGCTTGAAAGTCTTTGGGGAAAAGGCAGAGCAAATGCCGACAGGCTTCAGCCGGATGAGGAAGGCTTTGGAGCTTTAAGCGATTATTTACAGCGTCAAGGGAAAAGCAAAAGAAAATGGAGCAGCAGCCACAACCTGACAAAGCCGATTCTTATAGAGCAGGAATTAAGCGGCGACAGCAAAGCGACGTTCAGCCAAAAAAGAATAGACGAGCTTAGGAAGCTTCCAGAGGACGGCAGTTTTTGGGAGAAAAGATACAAAGGTTACATATTTACCCGAATGGCTCCGGTATGGAAAGAGGAAACGGGTGAGTGGAGCTTATACATAAAAATGCGGAAAACAAACTACAGGAGGCATGGAAAATGGAACACGAAAACGACATAAGATTTTTAGCAGATGATTTTTTAAGGATTCAGTTTGAAAGAGGAAAGTTACTTTTAAGCTGGGACAAAAGAAAATTTATTGCAGTGGCAAAAGACATGCTTATTAAAAGATTCCCTCATCAGGCATACATCATAAACAGCAAGGCTTTTAACAAGAAGCTTGAGAGAATTCATAAAAACATGGTGCTTGACTGGGAAAACGGGATACTTAGGAGGGCATGGTAATTGAAGCTTGGCAAAATTAAAAAAGAAATCAAGAAGTACGGCAATATGACGTATGCTGCCGACAATGACGGTTTTGTATGGATAGGCGTAAGGGGCTTAGGCGAATACCGAATGAACGGCATTAAGGACATAACGCCGGAAAACATTCTGCGTATGATTGGTTTTGATGAAAAAGAGGCTGAAACAATAAGCATATACGATGATGAAGACTTAACCGAAGACGACAGAAAAAGGCGGTTTATGGACATATCTGAGCTTGATAAGCCGGCAAGTTTACTTTGCAAGATAGATACAGGCGATACCGCATTGGTACTTATAACGGAAAATGAGATTGACGGCTGTGTCTTAATACCCGACACAGGCTACAAAATACTTGACGATGACGAAAGCATTGAAATGTACATACGAGGCAGACGCGCAGTGTTTAAAAACGGCATGCTTTTAAGAGCTGTGATTGAGCCTGTGTATTTATGGGGTGATGGGCTTAAAAGCTACAAGGCTCAGATAAGCAAATTAAACCGAATGGTACAGAAAATACGTGATGAAAGCGAGGACCAAGAAAATTAAAGGCAGAGGCATTTCTTTATGCCGGCAGTTAAAAAGATAGGAGCGGACTATGGAATTTAAAGACAGGCTGCGAAGGCTTAGAAAAGAAAACAAGATGACACAGGGAGAGCTTGCAAAAAAGCTAAATTACGGATATACGGCAGTTTCCAATTACGAATCGGGAAGAAATGAGCCGGGCATAAGAGAACTTATAATTTTATCCGATATTTTCGGTGTGTCGGTAGATTATCTTATAGGCAAAACTGACAAGAGAAAGGACGATAAAAATTGAACACTGAAAAAGAGCTAATTAACGGAGTTTTACATCGTTAATGAGAGAGCGACTTAGAAGTGCAAAGCACAAGGGAGCGAAAGAATGATGAAAAACGTAGAGGTTTTTGCGGAGCAAAAAAATAACCTACAAAAACTTAGAACGGAAAGCATGTACAGAGATAAATGCACACTTCAAGTAATGGACTTATGTTTGGAGGCAGCATGCAAAATAGAACATCAGCAAAAAGAAATCATGATACTTAGAAATCTTTTAAAAAATAACAAAAATGGCCAAGAGAAAAATATTTAAAAGGGTGTGATGTGTATGTCTCATTTAAACGTTATACCGGTGTGTCCTTTTTTCATAGAAATGAGAAAGCTTAGTGTGATTTGCGAAAGTTTTGAAAAAGGATTTCAAACCTGCATGGTATTTAAAAACGCGGCTGACAAAAACCAATACATAAAAAACATATGCGGCAATGAAAATTATAAAAAGTGCCGTCATGCAAGGCTTATGTACAGATTTTATAAAAAAAAGGAGGCACAGGAAAATGAGCGCAATAAAGAAAAAAAGGCAGCTAAAAGCCGAAATGCGGCTTGCACAGGTAAAGTGGGACGACATGAAGAAAAAGCCCAAAAGGCTTAGAAAAATAATTAAAAACATGGCGCCCGCAGTGGCTGAAAGAAATGTTTTAAAATTACAGCTTGTAAAAGCAGTACTTGACAACAAAAGCTTAGCTGAAGAAATAGTTAGGCTTAAGAAAATTAATGAAAATCTTGAACAGAAGCTAAAAACTTATGAACCGGCAAATTAAAGCCGGTTTCAGTCTGCCGTATAAGTTATCATCAAAAGTAATTCTGCCCAATAGTAATTATTGGGGCGAAGCCTATCAAAGTTTAGTTCAAGCCTTTTTAAAGGCTTGCAGGGTTGGCGGGACAGAGTCCTGCTGGTTTTCATTGCTTTCAAGCGCATTTTTAAAGGGTTGGGGAAGCTTTTTGCAAGTTAAAAAACTCCCCTAAATTATTCTTTTGTGCAATTATATTTTTGATATAGGTTTTTCTAAACGCTGGAACCGGCAAATTAAAGCCGGTTCTTTTTTATGGTTATAGGCGGGAGAAAATACTGAAAAATACTGTTAAAATCGTCTTTGAAAGGCGGTGTTTAAAATGGCAAGAGCCGGAAAATATAAAAGGTGGCTTACGGAAGAAGGCCTGTTACTATTGTCCGGCTGGAGCAGAGACGGACTTACAGACGCTGAAATTGCAAAAAACATAGGGATTTCAAGAAAAACGCTTTTAGAGTGGAAAAAGAAATTTTCTGCTATAGGTGACACCATAAAAAAGGGGAAGGAATACGCTGACAGGAAAGTTGAAAACTCACTTTACAAAAGAGCCTGCGGCTACAATGCCAAATACATGAAGAATTTTAAAATACGGCATGTAAAATACGATGAAAAAACAGGCCGAAAAATAGCCGAAGATGAGGAAATAGTGCAAAGAGAAGAAGAAACACACATACCGGCTGACGTTTTGGCTATTATTTATTGGCTTAAAAACAGAAAGCCTGACACATGGCGCGACAAGCCTATGCCTAAAGGCAATGAAAACGACATCAACATTGTTGAAATACCTACTGTGGAATCTGGTGAGGAATATGAGTAAAAATATAATATGGACGCCTCAGCCAAAGCAGATGAAATTCATGTCACGAAGTGAGTATGAGGCCCTTTACGGCGGTGCGGCAGGCGGCGGAAAAAGCGACGCTCTTGTAATGGAGGCCCTGAGGCAGATAAACATACCAAACTACAGAGGCATTATTTTTCGTAAAACATTCCCACAGCTTACGGAGCTTATAGACAAAAGCATGAGTCTTTATCCCGTTGCCGACAAAAGAGCGAAATATAACAGTTCTGCGCACTGCTGGACTTTTTCAAGCGGAGCCAAAATATATTTCGGAAACATGCAGCACATAAAAGACAAAATTAATTATCAGGGCAAGCAGTTTGACTTTGTGGGATTTGACGAGCTTACTCACTTTACGTGGGAAGAATACAGCTACTTAATGAGCCGTAACCGTCCAAGCGGCCCCGGAACAAGAGTATACATAAGAGCAACGGCAAACCCCGGAGGTATCGGCCACGCTTGGGTTAAAGACAGATTTGTAACAGCCGCAAAGCCGGGCAAAAAAATAATTGAAAGCTACAAAGTGAAAACACCTGAGGGCAAAACAGTTGAGCTAAAAAGAGACAGGGTATTTATACCGGCAAGTATTTTTGACAACAAAAGGCTATTGGAAAACGATCCAAACTATTTGGCCAACCTTGCCATGATGCCGGAAGCAGAAAAAAAGGCATTGCTTTATGGAGACTGGAACAGCTTCAGCGGTCAGGTATTTTGTGAATGGGTAGACGACAGCAGCCATTATGACGACCACTGTTTTACACATGTAATAAATCCGTTTAGGATACCGGCACACTGGAGAGTATACAGGGGTTTTGACTTTGGATACGCAAAGCCTTTTAGTGTAGGGTGGTATGCCGTAGACGAGGACGGGTGTATTTACAGAATACGTGAGTATTACGGCTGTACCGGAGAGCCAAACGTGGGGCTTAAGATAAACCCTGTAGAAATTGCGTCAAACATAAAAGCTATTGAGGACAGCGACATAAATCTAAAAGGCAGAAAAATTATAGGCATTGCAGACCCCAGCATTTTTGATGAAAGCAGAGGCGAAAGCGTAGCCGAGATGATGATAAAAGCGCCGAACTATATAAGTTTTGACGGCGGCGACAACACAAGGCTTGCCGGTAAAATGCAGTATCATTACAGACTGGCTTTTGATGATGAGGGCAAAAGCATGTTTTATTGTTTTAACACATGCAGGCACTTCATAAGAACAATACCGGCACTTGTATATGACGAGGTAAATGTTGAAGACATAGACACGGACCAAGAAGACCACATTTACGACGAGTGCAGATATGTACTAATGGAAAACCCAATAACACCAAGGGCAAATGTTTTGCAGAGGCCGCCTGAAAGTGACCCGCTTGACCTTTATGCAAACAAGAAAGTTTACGACAAATACACGTTTTACAGAATTTAAGGGAGGGAAAACATGGAAAACGAAGAAAGCACGAAAAGCCTAAAAGACAATGATTTGAAAGAATCTGAAGAACAGTCACAGAGCCTTATAATTACCGAAAAGGAAATTGCTGAAGCAACAAGCACTTTAAAAAAATACAAGGAAGGCAAGACCAATCTTGAAAGACGAATAATTGAAAATGAGCAGTGGTGGAAAATGCGGCACTGGGACATAATTCGTGGAAAGACAGGAAACAGCCACGAAAACGACCCCCGTCCCGTATCAGCATGGCTTTTTAACAGTATAGCCAACAAACACGCCGACGCCATGGACAATTATCCAATAGCAAACGTACTTCCGAGAGAAGAAGGCGACCAAGAAGACGCCCAAACGCTTTCCGATATTCTGCCGGTTATATTTGAACACAATAATTTTGAACAGACATACAGCGACTGCTGGTGGTACAAGCTCAAAACCGGAACATGTGTATACGGCGTTTTTTGGAACAATCAGCTTGAAAACGGACTGGGAGACATTGACATAAAGAAAATTGACATACTTAACGTATTTTGGGAGCCGGGAAAGCAGGACATACAAAAAAGCAGAAACTTTTTTGTAGTCGACCTTGTTGACAATGATTTACTTACAGAACGGTATCCGGAACTTAAAGACAAAACGTTTGGGGAAGACGTAACAATAAGCGAGTACATATACGACGATACAGTTGACACAAGCAAAAAGTCGGCCGTTATTGACTGGTATTACAAGAAAAACATAAACGGCAGGCAGGTTCTGCACTATGTGAAATACGTAAACAACATAATTTTATATGCCAGCGAAAACGATCCGAACTATTATGAGCGCGGATTTTACGACCATGGGGAATATCCGTTTGTTTTTGATACACTTTTTGTTGAGGAAGGCATGGCGGCAGGCTTTGGATACATTGACATTATGAAAGACTGCCATCTTTACATTGACGAGCTAAACAATAACATACTTAAATCTTCACTTCTTGCCACAAGACCGAGATTTTTTGTATCAGACGGCAGAAATATAAACCTTGAGGAATACCGTGACATAAGCAACGATTTTGTAAGCGTATCCGGAAAAATAGACGACAGTGCCATTAAAAAAATCGAGTATGAACAGCTTGGAAACATTTACTTGTCTGTTTTACAGATGAAAATTGACGAGCTTAAAGAGACAAGCGGCAACAGGGATTTCAGTCAAGGCAGCACACAAAGCGGAGTTACAGCAGCAAGCGCAATATCGGCATTACAGGAAGCCGGGAGCAAATTAAGCCGTGACATGCTTAAATCGAGCTATAGGGCGTTTACTAAACTTAACTACATAGTTATTGAGCTAATACGTCAGTTTTACGACGAGGCAAGAAGTTTCAGAATAATAGGTGAAACAGGAGCGGCAAAGTTTGTACAGTACGACAACAGCAGGATTAAAGACGTAGAACAGGGAGAAGAATTTGGAGTTGATACAGGGTACAGACGTCCTATATTTGACATAAAAGTATCGGCTCAGAGAGGCAGTCCATTCAGCAGAGTAAGCCAAAACGAGCTTGCAAAAGAACTTTACAGCATGAACGCTTTTAATCCGCAGATGACAGACCAAGCGCTTATAATGCTTGACATGATGGATTTTGAGGGAAAATCAACGGTTGAAGAAAAAATCAGTCAAAACGGAACGTTTTACAGCCAGATTCAGCAGTTACAGGCACAAATGCTAAAAATGGCACAGATAATTGATTCCCAAAACGGCACACAGATTACATCTCAAATGGCACAGGAAATGCAGGGGGACAGCCAAAGTCCAGAGGCAAAACCGGACCAAAGCGGTATTACAGACGTAAACGCTCTCGGAAAAGCTGTACAGGCAAGCAACAACACTACGGCGGCCACAGCATCACAAAGAGCGGTGAATATTGCAAACCCAAACAAGTAAAGAAGGCGGCTATATGACAAAAGTTATTTTTAATAAATCGTGTGATGTAATTACACTTAAGGCAGACGGACATGCGGGATATAACCCCGGAAACGACATTGTTTGTTCCGGAATATCAACTCTTTTATGTACTCTTGCGTCTGCAATTGAAAGCAAAAACTGTCTTTTGGAAAGTGACTTCAAAGAAGGGCATGTGTTTTTGAAAGCAAGAAGCACGAAAGCTTCAGACGACTTTATTGAGTTTACAGCAACGGGGCTTTATCTTATGCAAAGAGAGTATCCCGAAAATATTCAGGTGCGTTTCGAGGGGGAAAAAATTTTAAAGGTGTGATATAAGATTAGTGAGGATTTTTAATGTTTATGACAGAGTTGACTTAAACATGCAAAGCATGAGGAAACGAAGGAATATGAAAAATCCGAACGGTTTTTGCGAGAGCAAAAAAATAACATTACGGTTAGGTATGGATTTTTAATGTTTATGACAGAGTTGACTTAAACATGCAAAGCATGAGGAAACGAAGGAATATGAAAAATCCGAACGGTTTTTGCGAGAGCAAAAAAATAACTTTTTTTGACACTGAGGAAAGACTCTGGAGGTAAGACAAATGAAATTATATTTTAACATTAGGCTTTTTGACGGTACGGCAGGAACAGCCGCCGCAGGAGCCACAGCCGGGGAAGAAAGTGCCGCAGACGGCAGCGGTACGGGCGATTTAAAAAACACTGTGTACGGCATGAAGCAGGACGCCGCTGTTGAAGAAAAACCGGAAACACAGACCAAAGTTACAAGCGACACAGCACAGGCAAAGTCTGAGGAATTTAAAAAACTTATAGGCGGAGAATACAAAGACGAATTTACTAAAATGACTCAGAGTATTATAAACCGCAGATTTAAAGAAACAAAAACTTTAGAGGAACATGCGGCAAAAGCAGAGCCGCTTATGAAAATGCTGGCGCAAAAATACGGAGTTGAAAGTGCAGAGCCGGAAACTTTAATAAAAGCCATTGAAAACGACAATAGTTTTTATGAATCAGAAGCAATGGAAAAAGGTCTTTCAGTTGAGCAGTACAAGAAAATAAAACAGCTTGAGAGAGAAAACGAGTATTTTAAGCAGGCTCAGCAGAGGCAGGAGCAGGAAAAGAAAAATCAGGAGATTATATCTAAATGGCACACTCAGGCAGAGGAAACAAAACAGACGTTTCCTGATTTTGACTTTGAAGCGGAGTGCAATAATCCGCAGTTTACAAAGCTTTTAGGCGCCGGTGTTGATGTAAAGACTGCATACCGCACAATACACATGGACGACATTGTAAGCGGTGCAATGGTTAAAACGGCCAAGACTGTTGAAAACAAGGTAGTAAACAAAATTAAAGCCAGAGGCAGCAGGCCGACTGAAAACGGTATAGGAAACGCCGCCACAGCAGCAAACTTTAAATCAGACGTAAGCAAACTTACAAAAGCTGACAGAGCCGAAATAGCAAAACGTGTCGCGCGAGGAGAGATTATCTCTTTTTAGGGAGGCATACAATGACTAAAGAATATTATTTTAATATCAGACTATTTGACAATACACAGAAAACAACTACAAATGACACTGGCAATGATTTGTCGCCTGAAATGAAAACGTACTACAGCGATTATCTTATTGATTTGGTGGGACCGGCTCTTGTACATGACCAATTTGCACAGAAAGTGCCGATACCTAAAAACGGGGGCAAAAACATTGAGTTTAGGAAATACAGTCCACTTGCAAAAGCACTTACACCGCTTACAGAAGGCGTGACACCGGCAGGACAGAAGCTAAACGTATCAACAATTAACGCTACTGTTGACCAGTACGGCGGATACATAGAGCTTTCAGACATGCTTTTGCTTACTGCCATTGATAACAACTTGGTACAGGCAACACAGCTTCTTGGCGACCAAGCGGGAAGAACTCTTGACACAATAACAAGAGAGGTTTTAAACGGCGGCACAAATGTTGTTTATCAGCCGATTGTACTGACAGACAGTGAAACAGAAGTTACATCAAGAAATGAACTTACAGCCGACTGCAAGCTTACTCTTGAGACAATTTTAAAGGCAGTTGCGTACTTAAAGAGCATGAACGCAAGACCTTGTGACGGAGGTTTTTACGGCTGTATAATGCACCCGCTTGTAGCTTATGACATTATGACACAGGCAAAAGCAAACAACACTTGGTGGGACGCTTATAAATATGCAAGTCCTGAAAACTTATTATCCGGTGAGATTGGAAAATTCGGCGGTGCAAGAATTGTTGAGACAAGCGAAAGCAAAATTTGGGCAAACGCCGGCAAGAACGGCGAAAGCGTTTACTCAACTCTTGTAATAGGCGCCAATGCCTACGGTGTAACAGAAATAAGCGACGGCGGACTTGAGCATATTGTAAAGCAGCTTGGTTCCGGCGGAACGTCAGACGCATTAAACCAAAGAGCAACTACAGGCTGGAAAGCCACAAAGGTAGCTGAAAGGCTTGTTGAGGAATACATGGTGCGTATTGAATCTTGCTCAACATTTAAGAGTACAGCCGCTAATTAACGAAGTGGTTTTTTAATATAGGTAAACGGAGGCGGTAAAAATGTCTAAAGCAAGCGAGACAAAAAATACGGACGACGAAGTTTTAAAAACAGATGAAAAAGACACAAAAACAAATGAGGTCGAAAGTCAGCAAACAGAAGAAAGCACAGAAGTTGAAACTAATCCGTGGAAGAAAAAATATAAAATTAAGCTTTTTAAGGACAACAAAGACTATAAAGACGACGTGTTTGTATCGGTAAACTTTAACTCTTATCAGATAAAACGAGGGGTTGAAGTTGAAGTGCCTGAGCCTATTTACGAGGCGCTTGAAAACAGCTACAAACAGGATTTGGAAACAGCTGACCTTATTGAAAACAGCAAGGCAAGCGAAGCAGTTTTAAACAAACTAAATTAACGGAGTTTTTTATCGTCAATGAGAGAGCGACTTAGAGTGCGAAGCATAAGGGAACGAAAGAATGATGAAAAACGGAGTGGTTTTTGCGAGAGCAAAAAAATATCCTAAAATATATTTAAAGGGCAGCCAGCCATTAAGGCTGTCCTTTTTTGGAAGGAGGGATAAATTTGATTACGGTAAAGGGGAAAAATATGATTATTCCGCCTGATGAAAGAACCGTGTCGGTAGAAGGCGACAACATGGGAAATTACAGAATATTCAGTATTGACCGAAATCAGCCGAACACTGCCGATTTATCGGCAATGACGTTTAGGCTTGATTTTAAATATAACGATACTGAAAGCAATACCAATCTTCTTACAAAGACTATTACTGAAGACGGCAGAATTGAGCTTATGTGGAACATACTTGAAAACGATTTGCCGTACACAGGCACTATATTTATACAGCTAAGGGGCACGGACGAAAACGGCACTGTAAAATGGAGGTCTGCGCCGGCGGCCATATACTGCGAACAGGGGCTTTCAAGTTCAGGAGGATTCAGCGGAAATTTAAGCGAGCTTGAAGCCATTGAAAACAAAATAAGCAAAGTAATTGAAAGCGAAGACAATAGAATTACGGCTGAAAATGAAAGGGTATCGGCCGAAACTCAAAGACAAGAGGAATACGAAAGTATTATTTCCGAGTGTGAGACAGCGGCCCAAAACGCCGAAGACAGTGTAATAACTGTAAGTTCTGAAGAAATAACAAACGGCCACAGGGTAACGATAAAAAGCAACGAAGAAACGAACAGTTTTGACTTAGAAAACGGTATTTCACCTACTGTTGGTATTGGAACGGTGACTACAGGAGAGGCAGGAACAGCCGCAAAAGTTACGAACAGCGGCACAGAACATGCCGCGGTATTTGATTTTACAATACCACAGGGTAAAAAAGGCGACACCGGAGACAAAGGCGAAAAGGGCGACACACCGCAAAAAGGAATTGACTACATGACCGAAGGCGACATTAAGGATATGGTTGACGAGGTTAAAAGTACTGCCGGAACAGTTGCCACAATAGAGATTGGAGAGACAACAACAGGAGAGCCGGGAACTGAGGCAAGTGTTGTAAACGCAGGAAGCACAAGCGCGGCAATTTTAAACTTTACAATACCAAAAGGCGAACAGGGTGCCAAAGGTGAAAAAGGTCACACAGGCCCTAAAGGGGACACCGGAGAACAGGGAGAAAGAGGACTTCCCACAACGGTAAACGGAAAAAGTGCCGACAGCAGTGAAAACATAACCCTTACTGCCGCTGACGTTGGAGCATATTCAAAAAGCGAGACATACAGCAAAGAAGAATGTAACGGGATATTTAGTAATGATAACTTGTGCAGAAATGGTGATTTTTTCTTTTGGCAGAGAGGAATAAGTTTTACGGAACCTAATTCATTCACAGCAGATGGGTGGTCTTGCACTGGTGGTTCTTCTACAAATCGTGTGGTTGAAAAGAGTTTTTCATCTGAATTAAATTCAAACACTTTAAAATATGATAGCACAGCCTGTACATCTTTTGATGACAGAATAGTAACTTATATAGAAAATGCTAACAGGATAAACGGAAAACAGACTACGATATCTTTTTGGGTGAAAACTTCACTTGATGATAAAACAATGCATTTACAAGTTAGATTCTATGAAGGAACTACGGTGAATGTTTCTACAACATATTCTTGTGCTATAGTTGAAACTATTGGAGATTGGAACAAATATGTTTGTACATTTATATTGAGTAGCGATTCTACTCTTAGTGATGAAAATTCATTTATTAATATTTTAATAGTACCTTATAATTCAACAGGTATAGGCCGTCTCAATGAATATACGCAATTTAAAGTTGAATTGAGTGGTATAGCAACATTATTTACTCAAGAAAATGGAGAAAATATAATCTCATGTCAAAGATATTATATGCCTTATACTGATTATACTTTAACCTTAAATGGAATTTCAAATTCAACAGCAGAATTTATTGAATTTTCATTAGCATTGCCTGTCCAAATGCGAGTTACACCTTCAATAGATAAATGCACTTTAAATTGGATTAGAGGTAATGGTAGTGTTGTGGATATATCTGGTGCTACGGTTACTGTTATGGGACAAGTTGGAAATTATCTTGTGCTACATGTGACAGTAAGTGGTTTAAGTACAATGATGCCATATAGTGTTAATTTTAAAGAATTAGCATTTGACGCTGAAATATAAGGGGGGATAATTACGGATACTTTAAACGAGTTTTACAACAAGCATTACATAAGAATTGATTCAGAAAACAGAGTAATAAAAGGCTTTTCGGACGCTTTTGAGGAAGCCAAAGACGGTGACATTTGCATAAATGAGCAAGGCGGCCGGCATTTTGAAATAAACGGTGTAATTAATCCACAGCTTACAAATGAAGCGGGCGTATATCTTTATAAATATACCGACAGCAAAGTGCAGGAACGTACAGCAGATGAAATAAAAAACGACACCAAAGAAACAACACAGGAACCTACAATAAATGAGCGTGTATCTGCCATAGAAGATGCAATGATAACTTTACTTGAATAAAGGAGGACATAACAATGTACAGCTTTTTATTAAACATGTGGATAATGGGAAAAATTGACGAGTCGTATCTTGAAAACCAAGTTAAAAAGGAGCGCATAACAGAAGACGAAAAATCAATGATTGTTGCCACTCCAAAAATAGAGGGATAAAAATGAAATTACAGCAGGCTTTAAGTTACATAAACGACATATACCACAATGTATATGACGATGATTATAAAATCAAATGGATATCAGAGCTTGACGGGCATATCTTTAATGAAATAATCTCACAAACTAATACGTCGGAAACTTTTTCAGGATACAAAAAGGGTGCGGACGAGGAAACAGAACTTTTTGCGCCTTTTCCTTATGACAATATTTACGCGGCGTATATTATAAGCAAAATTGATTATTTAAACGGCGAAACCACAAAATACAATAATGATTTGATTACGTTTAATCAAATATGGGAGGATTTCGCGGCGTGGTACAAAAGAAAGCATATATCAAAAAGCATATGCTTTAAAAACTTATTGTAGGAGGTTTTAAAATGTATCTGCCATACGCAAACGAGGACAGCAAAAGAACAAGCTCTATTATTGAGTTTAAAGGATACAGGCACAAAGCATATACCGCCGAAGGTGAGTTTTATGACTGTATGAACATATCAGGCGACGAATATCCGGTACTTACGGCCAGAAAACCGAGAGGAACGGTTAAGAAACTTACAAAGCCCAACGGATTATACGGCAAAGAAAAGCTATGCTGGATTGACGGGAAAGAGATGTATTACGGAGGCGAAAAAGTGGCCGATGTTACAGACTGCGAAAAAACAATATCCGGCATGGGTGCCTATATAGTTGTGCTTCCGGATAAAATTTGTTACAACACAAGCACTGGAAAAACTGAAAATATAGAGGCAGAATTTAACAGCGGCACAAAGACAATTACATATAAAAACAGCTATCTCACAGACAGCGACAATCTTGACGCCACAGGTCAGACATATGTAAAAATCAAGTGTGACGGCATAGGAGAATTATTTGAAAAATATGACGCCGTTACATTTTCAGGCTGTGACATTACTGACATTGAAGGCACAACAAAAGTAATACAGGACAAAGACGACGACTGGATACTTGTAATAAGCGAAACAGTTATTGAAGACAGCATTACACAAAGCGGAGGACTTAGCGTATACCGTGAAATGCCTGACATGGACTTTATATGTGAGCATGAAAACAGGCTTTGGGGGTGCAGCATAGAAAACAGGGAAATATACTGTTCGTATCTCGGCAATCCTAAAAACTGGAAAAACTACGGCTCTTTATCAACGGACTGTTACGCCGCTACAATAGGCACAGACGGAGCATTTACGGGGTGTGTAAGTTTTCTCGGGTATCTTATATTTTTTAAGGAAAACTGCATACACAAGGTTTTTGGCACAAAGCCTTCAAACTTTCAGATAAGCACATACAAAATAAGGGGTATGGCCGAGGACAGCCCAAAAAGTTTAGTATGCTTAAACGAGTGTTTATATTACAAAGGCGCTCACGATGTTTTAGAAAACACCGGCAATATACCGGAGAGCATATCCGATGCTCTGGGAGAAGAATACACAGACGCCGTAAGCGGACATTACAAAGATAAGCTATATATAAGCATGAAGTCTAAAGAGGGCATATATAAGATGTTTGTATATGACACAAGGCTAAATTTGTGGTACAGAGAAGACAACATACATGCCCTATACATGACACAGTGTATGGGAAAGCTATACTACATAGACGCCGCGGACAACACAATAAAGACAATAGAAGGCGAAGACAGTGAAAATATTGAGTGGTTTGCGGAGTTTGGCACATTCAGCGGTCAGGTGGAAAACAAGAAGTATTTAAGCAGGCTTAATTTTGAAATTTGGCTTGATGAATACTCATACATGGACATACTTGTACAGTATGACTATACGGGAGAATGGAAAAAAGCCGGAACAATAAGAAAACAAGGACGGCACACTGAAAACATTCCCATAAAAATAAACCGCTGTGACAGTTTTAAAATTAAACTTTGCGGCAGAGGAAATTTTAAGCTTTACAGAATAAGCAAAGAGTTTGAGTTTGGATCGGAGAGATAGAAATGGCAAATTTAATGCTTGCAATTCCAGAAATAAAGGAAAATGACCTGACAGACAAGAAAAACGTAAAACGCATTATGAATTATCTTGCAAACCTTGACGAGCAGTTAAGATATGTACTTAATAACATTGACAGCGGAAACTTTACAGACGAGACAACAAGCTGGATATACAAAACAGACAGCAAACTGGCACAGCTTAAACTTACAGACGATGGACTTTCGGTAAAAATAAGCGACAACGAAAAAGGCATTGCCACCCTTGAGGTTACGGCAGAGGGGATACAAACAAACGTAAGCGACCTTCAAGGGAATGTTTCAAGTCTTACACAGAACGCCAAAAGCATACAAAGCACAGTATCAAGCCAAGGTGATGATATTAACGATTTAGGCGTTAAATACTCAAATGTAAAACAAACCGCCGACAGCATAAAAAGTGAAGTTGTAGACATTTCGGAAGACGTGGACGGAATACATACAAGCGTAAGCGAAGTTACACAAACGGCCGACAAAATAAACTGGATAGTAAAAAGCGGCACAAGCGCAAGCAATTTTACACTTACAAGCAAAATGGCAAGCCTTGTGGCCGATGAAATTGACATATCCGGATTTGTGACATTTAATGACCTTGAAAATGAAGGTTCTACGACAATAAACGGAAACAATATTGAAACGGGGACGCTCAGCTGTGACATGATTACTACTGAAGACGGATATAACGTGTTTTACAGTGACAGAAAACTCCTTGAAATAGGTTACGGATTAAGGAGCGGCTCTGAGGTGCTTATAGGAGCAAGCAGAGGGCGGACAATGATAAGCCAGTCAAACGGAACACTTGGCTTTTTCGGAAAGACGGGTACAAACAGACAGGTTGTTGCGGCGGCGAATACTTCAGATGATATTAACGATTTAATTACTAAGTTTAACATACTGCTTTCAGCACTTGACGAATACGGACTGATTGAAAAGGAAGGATAATTAAGACCTTGAGACTCCGTCCCAAACCCTGCCAGCCTTTGAAAAGGCCGGCTCTAAACTTTATGATGCTTCGCACAAGAATTGTTTTTGATGATAATTTATACAGCTTAGGACAGGCGTGAGCCTGTTCTTTTTTTATGCGGGGGAAAATAATTCAAAAAAAATTTAGAATAACTGTAAGAACAAAAAAAGGAGTGTGGTATATATGACAAACAAAACAAACAAAAAGAAAGTTACGGACTACATGGCAAGCAATCCGGATTTATATTTCTCAGACGCCGACATCAAAATGGGATTAGACAATCCGGACGTATTTGAACAGATAGGCGAATACAAGAAAAAGTACAATAACTCAAACCTTACTGTATCAAAAGAAGGCTACAACAACGCTGCCAACAATTTAAGAAAGATTTACGGAAACTACAGCGGTGATTCCGACGGAAGCGGCGGAACGTACAAAAGCCCTGAACCTACATATGACAACAATTATAAATTTAACAAAGACGATTACTACGACGACCTTATAAACAGCTACACGGGTAAAAAGCCTGCGTACACAAATACGTATGAGGACACTATTGACGGTCTTTTAAGCGACATACTGAACAAAAAAGACTTTAGCTATGACATAAATGACGATTCTCTTTATCAGCAGTATCGCGACCAATATGTAAGAGAAGGAAGGGCGGCAATGAATGACTCACTTGGTGCGGCACAGGCATCAAGCGGGGGATATGGCTCCACATATGCGCAGGCGGCGGCACAGCAAAGCTATGACAATCAGTTAAGCAAATTAAACGACAAGGTGCCTCAGCTGGAGGAACTTGCATACAGCAAGTACAGAGACAATTATAATGATTTGTTTAATCAGTTAAGCTCTGCACAGAGCCTTCAAAACGACGAATACAACAGATATTTAAATGCCCTTAATCAATATAACACTGACAGAAATTATTATACAGGAGCGGCCGAAACGGCACAGAACGAACAGGACAACTACAACAACTATCTTTTGAACTTATACGGAACACAGTTAGGCCAATACAACACCGACAGAAATTATGACCTTGGCAAACAGCAATACGAGGACAACAAAAAACAGTATGCCGACAACAAGGCACAGCAGAAATTTGAAAACGCCATTACTGAGGCACAGTACGGAGATTACAGCGGTCTTACTTCATTAGGGATAGATCCGTCATATATAAAGGCATTAAACGACTTGCAGCTTAATTCAAATAAGCTGAACTTGACAGCGGCACAGGCATCTTATAACAAGCAATATATCAATACAAAGTCAACTGCAAAAAAGAACAATACAGAAAATATAAGTAATACAAATAGCAATACAAATACAAATAGCAATACAGAGAACATTAACAGTAATAACAACGTGTCATCGGCAGACCAAAAGGCTTTTGATAAACTTGACCTTGTTTACGGTAATGCTCAGAAACGCGGTGTAATGCAATCTGACCTTGAAACGGCCATAAACCAGCTTTTGAAGTCAGGACAGATTACAGATGAACAATATGACAAGTGGCTTAAACAATAAGCATGAGGTGATATATATGGTATCAAAAGAAAATTTACCTTCAGCCGATTATTTTAAAAAGAAAAGTAATAACCAAAATCAAACTTTGAGCAAATACAACCTTCCTTCAGCGGACTATTTTCAAAACTGGAGCAAAGAAAAACAGCAGCAAAAACTACAGCAGAAAACAACACAAAACAATAACACGGCAGATTCAAAGAATTATTTTAAATCGGCATTAGACAAGCTTAAGAACAATTTTTACAACATGGCTGAAAATACTGATTTTGTAAACAGTCTTGGAAGCAATGATAAACCGGCACCGCAGTCCGAAAATATTAACTTGGCACTTAAAGAGTTTGCGAAAAAAAGAGACAGCTTTTTGCCGGGAATATTAGAAGGTGGCTATAAGACGCCTCAGGAGCTTGAAAATGATACGACATACCAAAGCGCATTACGTAATTACAATACTTATAACAACGCTTTAAAATTTGCCAAATCAAGAAAAGCGGCCAATGCTCTTAAAAGCGCATACCAAGAGGCCAACAGACGGTCAAACGGGCTTGTTGGATTAGAAAATGGCGAAACTGAAAAGGTGACACCGTCTGAAGGAACAGGCATTGCGGACAGGATTTCAAACGGCGCCGTATCAATAATGTCCGGTGATGTAGGAGCGGCCAAAACACTTATAAATAATATCAAAGCCGCAGCCAATGGGAAATTTGGCGTAGACAGCAGGCTTAAAAACCAATATGCACAAATGAAAAAGTACGGCTCTGTGATGTCAAATCTTTATGCGCAATATGGTATCGTGGCACAAAGATTGCCTGAGTTTAAAGACGCGGAGAAAAAATATGAAAGTTTTAAAAGAGTATACGACGCCGCAAGCAGCAGATACGGCAATAAGGCGGCACTTGATGTTACAAACCCAATGGCGGAGTCGGAAGCTTTCCGCAATGCGGCATTAAAAGGTTTATCACCTGTATCTAAAACAATAGCAGGCGGAGCGCTTAGTGCTGCGGACATGGCAAGTGATTTTATGTTCGGGCCTGCGGCAACGTCTATTATAGCGGCAAAAGCGGCGGCAAATTCCGAAAGACAGCAGGCAGAGGAAGGGAAAAGTCTTAGAAAAGCGGCTGCAAGAGGAATTACAAGCGGTGCCGTAAACTATGGCTTAATGGCTGTGCCTTACAAGAAAGTTATGAACAGTATTGTTTTAAGAGGCTTAAGCCGAAAGTTGAAGGAAATGACACCTGAAGCAATAGAGGAGCTTTCTAAAAAACTTACATACACAATTGGGAGCAAAAGAGCAGCAGACGCCTATATATACAGAGCCGAAAACGGATTAAAACTGCCAAAAATATTTTCCGATATTACAAACAAAGACATACTTAAAACGGTATTTCAGGAAATAGGAAAAGATGCCGGGATAGGCGCAGTTATAGGCAGTGCCGGAGAACTTGCCGACATGGCTCTTGACTACGTGTTTGAAGGTGATACGGACAAAGACGGCAAAGATATTGGAATGGCAGCCGTTGAAGGCGGAATTATGGGCGGCACAATGGGCGGAATTAAAACAGCCGCAAAGCTTCCGGGAGAGATTGGACAATTAAGGCAGGTACAAAACAGAGAAAAAACATTTTTGGACGAGTCACAAAAAGAGCATGACAGAGTATATAAAAAAGAAAACGCAAAAGAGCAGGGCACAAATCCTGAGCAAATAGGAGAAGTGAAGCCAGAAAGCAAAGAGAGCAGTGTTTCAGAAAATACGGAAAAAGCAGCGGAAAACAAACCCAACGTTTACGAAAACAGCCCTAATATTACGGAAAAGACCGATATCGTTCCGGAAAACGGCCAAAACTTAACGGAAAAAGCTGAAAATGAGACAACAGAAAATTTAGTAGGATATGCAAAATTAAGAGATACGGAGAATAAAGAAACAAAAGAAAATACAGCAGTAACGGAAATACCTGAGGTTATAGCGGAGCAGTATCCAAATAAAAATCTCGGAAATGCCGGAATGAAGGCCATGGTTGAAAACTATACGCCTAACTATGATACTCAAACTTACGGCAGTCATTTTGAAAAGTATTATAACTTGGGTTTAGCAAACATTCCGGCAGAACACGTATTAAATTTAAAATCACCTGTGCTTAGCGAAAGCCAGATAAAAGCCGCATACGAGGCAGGGCTTTCCGACTATAATGCGGGAAAAGCAAATGCAAAAGCTACAGCCGAAAGCAATCCAAAGGCATACGAGGTTACAAATACAGGCGAAGGCAGTATAAAAATGAACAGCGACGAAGAAAAGCTTACTGAGTTTATAGGCGAAAAAACAGGACTAAAATTCAAATTAGAAAAGAGCTTGCCTCATAACGCACAGGGAGTATACAGCAAAAAGAATGGAGAAGTAAGCATATCAATAAAAGCCGATTCTTTTATGGGAAGCATAGGCCACGAGGTAACGCATTTTATAAAAGAGTATGAGCCAGAAGAATATTATAAATTCAGAGACGCTGTTTTGAAATTTGCCGCTACGGGAGAGGGTAAAAGTTTTTACAGATATTTTGAGGACTACGCCGAAAAGTACAGGGATACGGGAGACGTAAGCAATGACGAAATACTGGACGAAATGACAGCCGATTCATTCCAAAAAGTAATAGGAAACGAAAAGTTTAGGGATTATATTTTAAAGAAATCAAAAACTATAGGACAAAAAATAGTGGATTTTATAAAAGATGTAATAAAAGCAATTAAAAATTTGATTGCTGGACCTAACGAATACAGCAAAATGTCTGAAGACTTGGAAAAAGACCTTGAGTTTGCAAACAAAGCCTATGATATGTGGATAGACGGTTTTGAAAAAGCCGGTATTAAATACAAGGGCGAAAAAGAAGTTTCGGCAAAAGACAGTAAATTTATGGCCGAAGCTCAGGCCGGCTTAAAAGAAAATGTATCAAATAAAAACAGTACCGAAGTAAAGGAAAACGTAAATAGTGAGCCGGACAAAATATTAAATAAGATTTTAAAAAATGAAGGGGATTTAAAATACAACCTTTCGGACGGAAAAACAAATTATGAAAGCACGCCTGAAATTTACAAAGACATGCCTGATGAAGAAAGGGCAAATGTTCTTGAAAAAGAAAAAATAGTGCCGGCCGAATACAAAGAAGGACTGCTGACAGAGGAAGAAACGGACGAACTTGAAAGAGCGGTATTAAAAAAGAACGTTCTCGGAAAGACATACGCGAAGGCAATAGCAAAAGAACTTTACAAAAAGTTTGGGCTGGATACAAAAAAGCTTTTTAACAGCAAGCTTCAATTGGAATTTGAATTCAGTAAAAATGATTTAAGCGAAAGCACCACAAAACAACAAGGAAACTACAAAGATTTCGGAAAAATGCTTGCGGTTTTGCCAGAGGCCGCAGAAACAGCGATTCCCATAAAGGTACAAAATGACAGATACGGAAGAAAAGAAATAGAAAACTTACATATATTATTAGGCGGTATTTTGGATAATGGAAATATGTTTCCTGTTAAGTTTGAGGTAAAAGAATACAACACGAAAGAAACAGCCAAATTATACTTAGCTGTTACAATTTTTCCATATGAAACAAAAAAGACAGATGTCGTCACGTTACCGACGAAAGATATAAAATCCATGCCCGCAGCCGCTCGGTCTGTCTTCACTGTCAGTTTAGCAGATGTAATTAAAAATATCAAGACTAATGGAGGCATCTTGAAATATTTTCCTGACCAAATGCTTGATAATGAACAGATTAAAATTAAAAAGAAAGCCATAGAGGAAGAAAGAGCATACATGGAGGTGAGGGGACATAATACAGACTACCTTGACAAGTACAGTTTTTCTGACATATCTGAAAAGGACTACGGAAAGCTTGTAAGAGAAAACAAAAGGCTTTCAGAGGCAAACAAGTTATTAAAGGAACAGTTTGAGCTGACGAAAGGTCTTAAATTAAGCCGTGAAGATGTAAGGAAAACAGGACGTGAAATACTTAAAAAATACAGCAGTAAATACGACATTAACACTTTTACAGATAATTTCATGCGGCTGATTGAATACATAGGCGACGGTGTAAACGTTGACACAAATGAGGTCATGGCAGTTACTACAGCCATGGCAAGAAACATACTTGAGCAAAGCACTGAAATGAACAGAGATATGTATGATGAGTATTCCGACCTTAGAAAACAGCTTAAGAATACCAAAATCAGAATAAACGAAACTCTTGAAGGTGACATTGCGCAGGCATATGACGGTTATAACAATTTCAGAAAACAATATTTCGGACGCCTGAGTTTAAGCAGGACAAGCGGAATACCGGCCGACAGTTTATACATGGAATTAAGCGAAAAGTACCCTGAGCTTTTTGACTCAGATATTGAAAATGAATTTGATGAGCTTTTAAGAATAGCCGATGTATTGGATTCAATAAAACCATATTATGAAAATCCCTTTGAAATGAACATGGACGAGGCCGCAGAATATCTTGCAGAGGAAATATACAGCGCATATATGAAAATGCCGCTTGAAAAAATGACATTTGCAGACAAAACCAAAATGCGTATTACGGCATTACAGGCAAGGTATGACAAGGCTTTAAGTGAATCAAGAGAAAAATACAAGGCAAGATACAAAAAGCTCTCTGAAAAAGAAATAGCAAAAAATATAGAAGAAACGAAAAGGTATAAAGCCGACTCTGACAAAAAAATAAAAGAAAACATTGAAAGACTGCAAAAAATAAGAAATAAGGACAGAGAAAACAGGCAGGAAAGCGCTGAAAGGACTAAACTTTTAAAGCTTGCCAGACGTCTTACAAAGATGAAAACTACACCTGAAAACATGGAACGCATAAAGGAGCTTCTTGGTGACATTGATATTTTCAGCAAAGGCATGAGAAGCAATACAAAAAATATGCTGTCTGAAATGAAGGCAAAACTCGAAGTTGCGGAGAAAGACAATAATTTCGAGCTTAGCAGAAAGTGTCATGATGTTATAGACAGGCTTGATAAAAAACAGATAAGCGATATGAACATAGGCGAAGTGCGTGAGCTTGTAAGAGCGGCACAGGTTATTGAGCATGAGATAAAAACCAAAAACAAACTCATAAACGATAAGTTTAAAGAGGATATATATAAAACAAGCAAGAGAGCAATAAAAGAAATTGACAGCTCCAAAGGCTATAAGGATATTTGGTTTGGGGATAAAGTAAACACCTACAAAATAAACATGCTTGATCCAAAAAGGTTTTTCAGACGTCTGTCCGGATACAAAAACGACGGTGCTTTAATGACTCTTTATAACGAAATAAATGACGGCTCAGTTAAAGAAATGGAAATAAAGATGAAAGCCTATGAAGCACTTAAAAAATACTCTGAAGATACGGAATTTGTTAAAAGTCTAAAATTGAAAAAAGACAATGAAATTCAGATAAAACCCGGTGTATTTATTACTCCGGGAATGAGAATAAGTCTTTATCTTATGAGTCTTGATAAAGGCAATATGCAGCATATAGACGGAGTTTACGAATATAAAAACGCTTATATTGACGATGAGGGAATAACTCACGAGGGTGAATTTATAAAGCGGCAAGGCGGCGGCTTAACAGTACCTGTACTTAAAAAATATTACGAAGGCAACAAAGTAAGAGCCATGGACACGGGAACGAGGGTACACCTTACAAAGTCTGAAATAGAGGGAATAGTTAAAGGCATGACGTCTAAGGAAAAAGAATTTGCCGAGGCAGTAAAAGAACTTTTTAACGGAGGTTTTAAAGAAGAAATTAATAAGGTATCATTAATAGTTTTTGGCTATGAGAAGGCTATAAACAAAGACTATTTTCCTATAACCACAGATTCTAATTACACAATATCCGATAGCACCGGCGGAAAATTTGACAAAACAATCAACAGCGCAGGCATGATGAAAGAAAGAACGGCGGCAAACAACCCTATTGTGCTTCAGGACATATTTGACATAATAGAACAGCATGTAAAAGCCACAGCAAAATATGTAGGTTTTGCCATGGCGGAAAGAGACTTCAACAAAATTATGAACGTGATGATTCCCGGATATGAAAACGGAGTCAGAGGTGCAATAAACAGAAAATGGGGCAGACATGCTACGGAATATCTTACAAACTTAATGAAAAACATTGCCGGAAGCAGGCACGGGGAAAAATCGCCTTTTGACAGCATTAGAGGTAACTTTGCACAGGGAGTGCTTTCATTAAATCCTAACGTAGCGCTTAAGCAAACGGCGTCATTTCCTCAGGCTGCCGCTGTTCTTGGCTGGGAACCGCTGTTAAAGACAATACCTCAACTGCATGAGCTTCCTAAAGGAGAGGAAATAAACAAAATAAGCCCTGTTTGGTTTTACAGAACACACGGAAACCTAATAGCTGAAATGGCCAACAGCACTGAAACTTTGCATGGCCCAAAATGGGTACAAAAATATGTTCTCGGCTGGATAAGTGCAGCGGACTCAATTACAATACGGGCGCTTTATAATGCTTCAAAGATATATGTTGGAAGTCATTATCCCGGACTTAAGGAAGGCAGCGAGGAATACAACAAGCATTTAAAAGAAATATTTGAAAAAACAGTATTTGAGACACAGCCAAACTATGATCCTGTACATCGTCCTGAGATTTTAAGAAAAACAAATGAGCTTTTCAAGACTTTTACAATGTTTAAGACTCAGAGTTTTCAAAATTTCAACATAGCATATGACGCTTTTGAAAACATGATTTATAAACAAAAGGCTCTAAGAGAATTGAAAAAAACGGGGAATAAAGACAAAGAAGAAAAGGCAAAAAAAGAATATGACGAGGCTGCCAAAAACGTTGTAAACTCCGTAACGAGCCTGATTATATCTACAGTAGTATTTTCAGTAATGAGCATTATAGGACCATACCTTTTTTACAATAACGGCAAATACATAAAAAATAAAAACGGAAATATAAGCCCTGAAACTATATTTAAAAGCATGGCTGACGCCAGTATATCATCAACATCGGGAATGTTTCTTTTTGGAAGCGAAGCAACCGATTTTGTGACGGCTGCTATAGCAGGGGGGAAATGGTACGGGCTTACAAATCCGACAATAGGCGCAATAGGAAACGCATTTGAATATTTAATGAATTTTATCAATACTGCAAGTAAAGAGCAGTTAAGAAATAACAGGGACATAAGAGAACTTACCAATCTTAAAAGAAGCGGTCTTACAAACGAGTACAATGAGCTTAAGTCACAGCTTGAGGGTGAGGGGCATACAGGCAGTCAAATAACTAAGGCCGTAAATGAAAACATGAGCAATGTAAGTGTATTGTCATAGCTCTTAAAACCGGGTAAAAAACTTAGTTTTGCATTAAGTGTACTATTTGGGTTGCCGCTTGAGCAGGGAAACAAGCTTATTAATGGACTGATTTCGAGGGTTTATAAAAACACATCGGAAAAAGCCGCCGACATAGTGAAAAATTCACAGCTTTCTCAATTAGAGAAGTACAATGCTCTTAAAGCATTAGGAATAGACAACGACGACGTGAAGGCTGACATGTATAAACAGCTTTTTGAAGCCGACAAGAACGGTAAAAAAGAAGAATTTACAAAAATTTACAATGACCTTGCGGCAATGGGAAATACCGACATGCGGACCAAATTAGGAAATATGTATAAAAAAGAGCTTTTATATGACGCCAGAATAAAAGCGGCGGTCAAGGCCAGAGATGAACATAACTTGACTGAATACAAGAAAAACATACAGAGTCTTGAAAATGACGGCTATAAAACAGGGTACATTATGACTGCAATAAACAGTTGGAAAAATGAGGGCACACAAGAAGAAGCAAAAAGCGCTGAGGACGTATTTGACAACGAAAGTGACATTTACGACTATGAGATGATGTTTGAGGCAATGCAGGGCGGAAAGGCCGAAGAATATGAAAACATGCTTAAAGAAAAGGTAAACGCCGGCGGCAACAAAAGCAGCATTATATCTCAAGTCCTTAAAAAGCAAAACGAATTTGCAAAGAAAAACGGTCAAACAGTAATAAGCTATGATTCTTTGGCAGAGGAAGCCTTGAAAAACGGCAGAAAAAGCAGTAAATATAATGAAATATATGACGTAATGAAAAAATACGGCCGGACAGACGAGAATATAAAAAGTGGCATGATGAGCAGTAAAACCATACAATCTGAGGTTAAAACTTATTGCAAGGCAAGGTATGAAGGGGACTATAACACATATGCAGACACTATGCAGAAGTTGTTAAATGCCGGAAAGACCAAAGACGGGCTTAATGCTTCATACAGAAGTTATGTAAAAAAGATGAAATAAGTTTAAGTAATAAAAAAGGGAGAGCAATCTCCCTTTTTTATGCGCACATACGAGGGAGAAATTAAGTTGCATATATGTTATATATAGATTGAGGAGGACGGATATATGGAATTTGACACACAATTTTGGATACAGATTGTAATTTATGCTATTTCTTTTGGCGTTATGTATGGCTCTTTCAAAACAAAACTTGACTATCTTGAAAAGAAAATGGACAAACACAACCAGCTTCAGGACAGAATGGTGGCGGTTGAGGCATCTGCGAAGCAGGCACACCACAGGCTTGACGAGCTAAGGGAAGAAATTAGGGACGATACCATAAGAAATACAAATAGGTAACCACGCCAAGTTTGATTATGATAGCTTAATATAAAGGGGTGGTAATTTTGCTTAAAAAGTTATTTGACAGCGGCAAAAAAATACTTGCCGTATGGCTTGTATTTCATAGCACAGTGTGGATATACCTTTCGTACTATTTGGCTTACACAGGCCATGAGAAAATAGCCGAGACACTATCCGGCAAGGTTGTAACGGAAGTAATAGCTGTGTTTGCTGGGTATGCCGTTACTGCAACGGTTAGCAATGTCTTCAGATACAACAACTTCGGAGGGAAAAGCACATACAAAGAGGACACAAAGAACAAAAATATTGATTGTTAGGAGGGATTTTAAATGAACACATTATTAAGAAAACTTTCATCACGTAAACTTTGGGCCTGTGTAACAGGTGTGACTGTGGGAATTGCTACAGCTTTGGGAGCAGACAGCAATACTATACAGACAATATCAGGTGCGGTAATATCGGCAGTATCACTTATTACATATATAAGAGCCGAGGCAAAAGTTGACGCCGCAGGTGCCGGAAGTGTTGATATTTCCGCTATTGCCGACAAAGTAAAAACAGTTATAGAAAAAACTGAGTCGGCGGTTGATGATGTAAAAACACAGACACCGACTTCATCCGATGTGGATTCGACACAGAAAATTAAATAAGTTATGGAAATAATATACTTGTTGTGATAAAATTCAATACATGGAAGCCGTGACGGGTGGTTGGCCTCTCTTTGCTTAAGGAGGGAGGTGATGCCGATGAGTACATATCAAGCCTTATCTTTAATGATAGCTTTTGCAATACTTATCGTGTCAATCCTGAATTTCAGGACAAAAAAATAACTGCCTGTCTTATAACCTTGACCAGTTAGACAAGCAGTTTAACTAAACCGAGGCCGACCACTTCGTGGCGGCTCCCTACTTAAGCTAATTATATCATATGTTTTGAATTTGTAAAGCATTCACTTTCAAGTGAGTGTTTTTTTGTTTTAGGAAAAGAGGACAAAAATGCTTAAAGGTTTTGATGTTAGTAAGCACAACGGTACTGTTGACTTTGCAAAAGCAAAAGCGGCAGGGCTTTCTTTTGCTATTATACGAAGCTCTTTCGGTACCGACACAACAGATAATAAGTTTGAAGAAAACTACAAAAAGGCAAAAGCGGTCGGACTTAAAGTTAGCATTTATCATTATAGCTATGCTTTGACGACTGCTCAAGCTTTGCAAGAAGCTAAGTTTGTATATGGCCTTATTAAAGACAAACAATTGGACATGCCCGTATGGTTTGACATGGAGGACGCAGACGGATACAAGAGCAAAAATGGTATAGACCTGTATTCTGACAAAACTCTTATAAATAAACTTTGCAAGACGTTTGTGGATTACATACAGTCGCAGGGCTTTAAATGCGGCATATATGCAAGTAAGAGCGTTCTTACAAGGGTTATAAACAGGTCTGCATTTAACTGCTATTTTTGGAACGCACAGTGGGGAAGTACGGACAACATAAAAGATACAATGTGGCAATATACAGATACGGGAAATATATCCGGATGCAGGGGGAATTTTGATTTAGATGTGTGCTATAAGGATTTTGAAGAAAAAGAGGATGACGAAGATATGATGACACAGGAAAAATTTAATGAAATGATGAATACATATTTATCAAACTTGAAGACTAAAAAACCGGCTGACTGGTCGAAAGAAGCCAGAACATGGGCCGAAAAAGAGGGAATAATCGTAGGGGATGAAAACGGAAACAAACAATATGAAAACTTCGTGACAAGGGAACAAATGGCAGTGCTACTTAAAAGAGTAGTGGATAAAGTGAAAACAAGTTAAATTATATGACATATTAAAGAGGGCTTTTGTCCTCTTTTTTTATGCAATGGGATACTAAAGGGATAATAGAAAGATGCCATTAACTTTTCTATTTTTCTAAAAAGGGTAACCAAATACAGGTATTTAAAAATTACTGTATTAGTAAAACCAAAATAAAAGGAGATAAATTTATGGATGATTTAAAAAAGGATAAGAAAAGAGACATTCTTGTTGCAAAGGAAATTACAGACATAAGCGGATATATTCTCGGAAGCAGCGAGTATTTTAGACACATGAATGAGAACTCAGTACTTGGATTTTTAACATCTGATAAGAGAAACTATGATTATGGCCAAATGTTTAAAAATTCAAACGCAAAGCTATGTATTGAAATTAAAAAAATATTATTAGACCTTGAAAGAAATGCTGAATATATTTCATTTGTTTCAAGCAGCAAAAGGGAACGACTCAAAAAATTTATTGAAGGACTTTATACATTTTCAGGTTATGTGGGATATCCAAGTTCGGACTGCAACAAATGCATATCTTTTCTTACTCTTTATGACAGCAAGTCAAGAAGATGTTCAAATGCTTCCGACAGTGATATTGACAAGGCAGTACATGTCATGTATAATGGAGGCAAAGCGAACGTTTATTCGTCCGACAGGGTTTCTCTTGTGGAAAAAGCTTATAAAAGCGGAGTATCATGGACAGCCGGAAATGATAAAAACAAAAAAGCTTATCTTAACGAGGTAATGGGAAAACATAACGAAAAATTCCTTGGGGACGCATTTCATAAATACATTTTCAAATATAAATTACGTGAAAAAATAATAGGACAAAACGGCAAAGATATGTTCTCAGACGATTATATAAACGAACACGAAAAACAAATATTCGGCACCCATCTTTTATCACGCTACATGAGCGGCCATCCATTCGATTATGTAAAATTCTATAAAGATAAACTAAATGAAATAGAAAAAAAGATTAACTCTGATTTTGACAGGGGTGCAAGAGGAAGCCAGTTTGTAAAATATATTAACTGGAAAAGATTACAATTAACATCTGAGATACTTAAAAAACTTGGCATAGATACTACATATTTCAATATTAATTTAAAAAGATTTAAATTAGTAGATGTTACTGAAAAGCTTATGAACATATTTAGAGAAGCAAAAAGGGATGGGGAAGCTTTAAAGGCAAAATATCCTCTGGCATTGAATAATAAAACAAAAATTGAAAAAGCAAACATAGGAAATTTGCCGGAGATTTACGAACAAACAAAAGCATTTTATTTTGGTTTTATAGATTTAGTTAATAATAGGAAACCTTATGATATTAAAAGAAGATGTTCATGGGTAGGCGATTTACAGTACATTTTTGATGGCTATATTATTGACTATGATGACGCTGGAAATATGGCTTTTGGTGTTATTGCAAAAGCAGCAGGAATTTCAGATAAATTTTCTCAAATAGGAGCTGGACTTGTGAATTTTAAAGATTCAATTTTATCAGCTAAAAACTTAGATGAACTTAGGGAACATTGGAATACGGAAATTCAATGGAAAAGAACATATTATGATGATCCAAGAGATAATAAAGCAATAAAAAAAGGCTTTGAATATTATGACAAATTATAAGACATTTACGTTTTAGAGGTAAGCTATGGATGATAAAAAACTACATAAAAATAATAAGTTAAGTTATCTATTAATATTTGTTTTTATTATTTTGGCTATATTTAATTTCTATTTATTTTTTCTACGATTAATTTTAAGCATATTTATTGAAATTGGAGATTTAATATGGCTTAATATGATAATTATTATCATAATACATTTCATATTTATGCTACCAGTTTTACCGCAGAAGAAATTAAGAAGAAAAGTATTTTATGCCGAGACAGCTATAGTTATAATTTCATTTATAATTTATACAGCTTCGTGCATAGACATCTATTTTTCGTATAAGTAATTGACTTATGTCAATAAAGCAGACACCAAAAGTGCGACTTTATTGATATAAGTCAACTGGTGGAGGGAACATAAAATGAGTGATAAGAAATATAATTTTTATATTACTATGTTCTGGACATTTCTTATAATTGGCATTTTCATTTACTTTGAATACTCAATAATGAGTGATTTTATTTATAATATTTTTCTATTCAGTAAAGGAACATTCAACAATGTAGATTTTACTGATAATACATGGAAATGGAAATCAAGATTTCTATATTGCTTGACAGTAATAATATTTAAAACTGCGTTACTTCATGTTCCTTCCTTTATTTTGCTAAAGATTATGGCTTATTTTGCAAAAGTCGAGCCTGTTTTTAATAAAAAAATATATAAAATAATGAGGACGTTCTTTATTGTTTCAATTTTATTTATGCTTATTGTAGCTTTATACATAGAATTAAGCATATATGATGTTATATAAAAATTGTCGCAAGCTGTTTTTTAAAAGAGTATTATATCAAGTTAAGGACTGCATTAAATCTGATTTTTAGTATGAAGGATTGCATTAAATGCAGTCCTTTATTTTTTATAATAAATTATGGAATTTTGCTTGCAATTGAAAACTATTCACATATAATGAAAATTAGTAAAGATATAAAATACTTGATTATTAT